AATACTCATTGAAAGTATTTTTGCTTCTTCACAATCACATACCCAATGTTTTTCTTTCATACAATAATTATACTCCTGTAGTGCAATTTACATGCTGTGGAAAACTTATCCCCAGATAGTTATTGACAATACCTACCGTACGTATATACTGTATCTATCACTACCCGTGATTTAATAATTAAAAAAGTATGAAACATATATATAAAGCAGTAGCAGAGTTTCAACAGGAGGTTCCTGTAATACTTAAAGATACACAGGGATATGGGTATTCATATACCGATTTGCCTGCAATCTTTAAAGTAATAAACCCACTCATGCAAAAACATGGATTGGGGTTTACACAATGTATCAATGAGACAAGGTTAGACACTACTATATTTCATATAGAAAGTGGTGAAGAATTAAAAAGCTCTACAACTATTCCACAAGGAGTACAGTTAGCAAAGATGAATGACTTTCAAGTGTTAGGAAGTGCAATAACATATATTAGACGTTACGCACTATCTGCAATGCTTGGACTTGTAACTGATAAAGATATAGACGCAAGTGGGGAACAAACAAAAGTAGTAAAGAAAGCAAAGTCAATCATAGAAAGAAATGATGACCCATTAACAACTAACGAAGACTAATATGCGTATCTTTTTACAAAAGAATGAAAAGAACATCGAAAAGAATAAAGCTGCAGGAAATGAAAAGCTGCCTTACTTTACTCTTAAAAGAATTCCAGAAGAAGGAGAAACAGAATGGAAAGAAATTGCAGCATTCTGGAAACGAGAAAAAGGATACAGTGGAAAATTGGCTGAGGGGGTAGAAGTTACTTTCAAAGAAAAAGTATTGAGTGATGAAGATAAAGAAAAACTTGCAGCAATAAAAGGTATAAATAAAGACCCTTTATGGGATTAAGATGGAAAACTTTGTAACTGTAGATTCAATATTAGGTGCATTCAATGAATGGATAACTAACAAGAAAGTTATTGATCCTTACTTGTGGCTTGACGCTGCTGCAAAGATAAACGTACTACTTGAAGACGAACAAAACAAGTTATTTGAAATACAACAAGTTATTGCAGTTCAAAGAAGAATACTCATTGAACAAGGTTCAACAGTTGCTAAAGCAAAAGTAATGATTGAAGCAACAGATGAATACAAACAGTTGTGTAAACAGAAAGCAAAGATAGATAGAGCTATTGAGTTTGGTCGATTAGCAAAACAACAAAGTCGAACTACTAGAGAGATAATTGGAGGTTATTAAAAATATGATAAAGAATATAATTATAATGATTGTCTACTTCGCATCTCTCGTTGCATGGGTTTATTTGTTCACACTATCGTGGAAAATTAGTTTAGCACTTTTCTTTATTTTATTGGCTGACAGTGATTTAACAGCATTATAATGAAACTAGAAGACCAAGTAAAACAAAAATTAATAGAAAAGCCAGAATATAGAGAACGCCGTAAAAAGGTAGAGTTCATGGCACGGTGGTTACACCACAAGTATCCATCTCTATTAGGAGATATCCAAAAGTTAAAGACAATAGAAGATATGGTGGATGAATTAATTTCTATCGAAACTTATTGGAGAAAGATCTTGAGAGAACACCCAGAGCTTCGAGGTAGCGATTACGGTACTAAAGAAATGGTTGTTCAAAATAAGAAGATAGAGCTTGGGTATACACCACATCATTACACAGATATTAACAAATTAGAAACGTTATGAGAATTGCAACATACAAATGAACACAAGAACTAAGGGACAGATTTTAGAGAAATATGTGTGTGAACAGATAAAAGCAAAAGGCATCGACATTCACCCTCGTCCATCATTTAACTCTGGTGCAACAAATACTGAGAAATCAGATATATGGACATCAATGATGATACTAGGACAAAATGCAGGTATTGAATGTAAAAATCAAAATACATTAAAAATACAGGAGTGGTGGAGACAAACAAAGAAGTTAGAAACACTGAGCAAGGAACCTATGTTAGTATTCCACATTAAAAACGAACCATTACAAGAAACAAAAGTCGTAATGTATTTAGATACAGTATTAGAAATGATTAAGAAACTGAAAGAATATGAAGAAACCAAATGATTTAAAAGAAACTATGTCATATCTAGGTAAAATCAGTCAAAAGAAGAATCCTTTGACATCTGATAGAGCTAGAGAGATGGTACTAAAACGACATAGTAAAAAGAGTAAAAAGAATAAGGAACTATATGCGCAATTGGCTAAAAATGGCTTAACTGCAAGGTTAAAAAAGTTATCCACAGATACGTTAGAGACAGATTGACAATACGGACGGTAGGTATATAATATAGGAGTAGTATTAACAATTAAAAAAGTAATATGAATCCAAATACAAAAATGTTCCACAATGGGAAAGAGATAAACTGGAAGAATCAGTATAAGAAGATTTCTTGGTTTACACGAGCTCAGCGATGGACTATAAAGTGGACAAAGCGTGTAGTCTTTACAGCTTTCGTTGTAGGTATGCTCTATGGTGTGTTTACTGCAGGATCAATGAGTACAACTGCACAGATAGTTATGGCAGAAGATACATCAGTAGAAAAATATGGGAATAAAATAGAAACTCTAAAGGCTGGAGTAGTTGAGCAGCTTATGTCATGTGAAGGTGCAGGGTATAAAGAAGACGATGGAATTATTATCTTTGATACTAACAACAAGGCTAGTATTGGTCTTGCTCAGTTCCAGATTTCAACAGTTCAGCATTATTACAAGACTCTATATGGTAAAACAATTACACGAAAAGAAGCTGTATTGATTGCACTTGATAAACAGAAGGCAAAAGAACTAGCTCAAGATGTAATGTTCAAGACAAAGAATAAGGCATCTGGTGATTGGTATAACTGTGAAAAGAAGCTTAATCTCGACGCACAGATTGATGTTATTAAAAAGCTAGAATAAATAATATGGAATATCTAAAAGATACAGATGTAACGTGGATTAAAGAGGTAATAGATTGGAACTGTCCTAAGTGTGATGGTAGAACACTATTCAATCTAAAGAATAACAATCATTATTGTGAGAAGTGTAGTCATTTAATAGCTATAGTACCTAAAGATGCCAAGAAAGATTAAAAATAGAGAGTACTGGTTTATCTCAACTTATGGATATGGGATACATGTAGGTGCAGCAACATGGTATGGATTTGAGATAGATAAGAGGAGAAAGAAGGAGGGGAACTACTTTGAGAGTGAAGAGAGGGCGATTAAGGCGTTAAATGAGATTAAAAAGATATTAACTAATCTTAAATAAGATGAAAAAGAACTTTGAAGAGTTTTTACAGGATGAGTTTATGAATTTAAGAGAATTAGGTGGGGTCCCGATTACGAAAGACAATTTTGAGGATATGTTTAGTTCTTGGCTGGAGAATAGAGAAATATCAGAATTGATAGATTATGGGCAAATGTTTGCAGTTGAATGTTATCAACTAGGGTTAGGAATATAACTTATGAAAATAACACTAACTATAAACAAAAAAACTCCAGTACATATTACTTTCCAAGTGTTTGTAAATGGAGCTTTATCAGGTTTACTAGTATTGAGAAATGAAGAGTTTGAACAGTTTTGTGAAATTCTGCAACCAGATATCATTAGAGATGATGAATACAGACCGAAACAAAAAATAGACTGCGAAAAGCATGGAGTAAGTGAAACAGATAATGGTCGGTGTCCTTTATGTGAACAGGTATCATTAAATCCGATAAATGGTTAAAACCACACCTAAAAGTATGACTCATTGTATTGCTCACTGTCAGGTCTGTTTTGAGCATTGTGATGATTATAATAGGGCAGAAAAATGGGCAGTTGAACATACAAATATGTTTGAACATAGAGTCGATGTAGAAATGGGTATTTATTATAATACATATCATCAACCATGAAAGATCAATTAGAGACGTTTAAAAAAGCAATGAGAGAGGAAATGCGTAAAACAATTGAACCTGTAGATTTAAATTTCAGTGAGCAATTTCTAAAAGATATGTTTTATGACATATACAACAATGCCCAGGCAGAAGAACAAAAAAGAATTAGCAACCTATTAAGTTAAAATATATGGCATTACAAAAAGCGATGGTATCAAGTAAATCAAATGAGTGGGCTACACCACAAGACTTATTTGATGAGTTGAACAAAGAATTTAAGTTTACTCTCGATCCGTGTTCGACAGATAAGAACAATAAGTGCAAAAAATATTATACTATTGATGATGACGGTTTAAGTAAAACTTGGAAGGATGAAATAGTATTTATGAATCCCCCTTATGGCGGTCATACAAGAGATTGGATAGAAAAGGCCTATCAAGAAAGTAAAAACGGAGCTATCGTAGTGTGTTTGATTGTTTCGTCTACAGATAGATCGTACTGGCACGATTTCATATTTCCTTATGCGCAAGAGATACGATTTATTCGCGGCAGGTTGCATTTTAATAACTCAAAGAGTAGCGCTCCATTTGCTAGTGCTCTTGTGATATTTAATGAAAGTAAACCATTCCGAGAGTTCAAAGAGTATAAAAGCCGTATAAAATATTATACTAAATCTAAATAATCATGACAAATAAAACATTAAAAGGAATTATTGGAGAATACGTTGATAGAAAAGATTTATACGGTTTAGCAGAATTTACCCGAGCAATGGTAGAAGACTCTATATCCGAGAAAGATGAACTCAAACAGAAGATATTGGAAGCGTTGCCGAAAGACGAACAACCAGAGTTTGGATGTTTAATAAATTTCGCTTCCAATGTAAGATCAGAAGGAAGTGAGACTGATAAAATGATCGATGCGTTTAATTATGGTTTTAGATTAGGATATAAAGCACACACAGAAGAAATTAAACAAATAATAGAAAATATATGAAGAAACTAATACTACTAACCTTACTATGTGTACCATTTACTTCGTTCGCATGGGTTAAACCCGTCCTTACAAGTACATGTGCGGAGTACACAATTACACTCGTGCCAGAAGCAAATCAAATCATTGAGTTTAGTACCGATAACTTTACTTCTATATTAGGCACTACAGACTTTATAGGTGCAGGGACGTATCCTGTATCATATTCCGCTACAACTACGCTCTATGCGCGATATAAGAGCGATAAAGGGGCAAAGACATACGCTAATAGCACAAATCCATGTGTAACTACAAGTACCCCACATGTAGTATCAGTTGGCAGAAATTCAACACCTCGAAGAATAGTACCTACAGTTGTGTTTGATATGACTGTGTTTGATTATCCATACGAAAGTAAGCTCCCAGAAGTAAAGGGATAAATATGGATGATATATTTGGAACTATTGTAGTTATATGGGGAGTAATTGTGTGTTCAGTAATTATTCTTGGCATAAATTAAGATGATAAAAACTATATTAAACGCAGTATTTACTATTTTGGGAGTATATTTAATAGTGAATAGTATTGGTTGGCAACCGTTATTTGGAATAGTGTGTATCCTTACAGGGTATGTTAGTAAGTATCAATTAGAAAAATTATTAAAGAACATGGTATAATATACATATATGAAAACAACAGGATTTAATATTAAAAGAGAACTGCACCAACCGAAGCCAAAGAAAAAAGTGGCAACAAGTGTAAAGATACACAAGAATAAGATGAAGAAGGCTAAATGCTAGTAGACAGACTTAAATAATTAAAGTATAATATTAGGTATGGAAAGTCCTCAAGAGAAATTTGAAACAACTGTGGAAAAACAGCCTAAAGCAGGGCAGTTTACTAAAAATGATCCTAGGATAAATAGAGAAGGTAGACCAGTGGGCTCAAAAGACTTTAGTACTGATTTCGATGATGCTGTAGAAGAATTAGCTAAAGAAGAAGGTATAACACTTTCTCAGGCTAGAAAAGATCTATTAAAGGTAGCATATAAGCATGCTAAACACGGTAACTATAGTTTCTATAAAGATATTCACGATAGGATATACGGGCAAGCTACAAATAAGACAGACTTAACAAGTGGAGGCGAGAAACTACAAGTAAATATAGTCAACTATGCCCCTGATACCAAGCCAGAATAAAGCTATAACAATTCCTTTCGGGTTTACTCCAAGAGACTATCAACTCAACTTTCTAGCTTCTACTAAACGATTCAAAGTAGCTGTATACCATAGACGGGCAGGTAAAAGTAAGACCGCATTAAATAACCAAATACGCAAAGCTTTACTAGAAAAAGGAATATATTATTATATTCTACCTACCTATAGACAAGCTAAAGCAGTTATATGGGATTCACTTATAAATGAACATGTGCCGCCAGAGGTAGTTTTAAAGAAGAATGATAGTGAGTTAGCTATTTATTACAAGAATGGCTCTATACAGAGATTTGTAGGTTGTGAAGATATTGATAAACATAGAGGTATATCTCCTATCGATGTTGTTTTTGATGAATACTCTGAGATGAATGAAGAGATGTGGACAGGAATAATACAACCTGTATTACGAGAGAACGGAGGTACAGCTACTTTTATATTCACTCCAAAAGGAAAGAATCATAGTTGGAAATTATTGGAATCGGCAAAACAAGACCCTGTCAATTGGTATTGGGATGTCAAGACTGTATACGATACAGGTGGATTATCTAGTGAAGAAATAGAAGAGGCAAAGAAGAATACACCAGAAGCTCTATTTAAACAAGAATACCTATGTTCTTTTGAAGATGGGGCAGGAACATTTTTTAGAAATGTAAAACATTGTGTTTATGACCATACCCAGACTGAACTATATGAGTCAGGCAACTTTCAACTAGGTATAGATTTGGCTAAGTATAGTGATTGGACTGTTATTACACCATTCAATTTAAATACATTTCATGTATATCCACAGGATAGATTTAATCAAGTTGATTGGAGATTACAGAAAGCTCGTATAGAAGCCTCTGCTCGTAGATATAATAATGCTTTGATTAGGGTTGATTCTACAGGAATAGGAGATCCAGTAGCAGAAGATTTACAAGCACAAGGACTTAACTTTGATGAGCAATCCTCATTTAAGTTTACAGAACAATCAAGAAGTAATCTTTTAAATAATTTAGCAATACTGCTTGAGCAGATGAAAATACGAATACCTAATGACCCTGGACTTATATTTGAACTAGAAGCAGTCCAGTATGGTAGAGGTGACAACGGGAAGTTAAAGATTATAACTGGCACTACTGATGATAGAGTAATGTCACTTGCCTTAGCAGTTTGGGGAATACGCAACCCTGTTATCGTCACAGATGAAGAATTTAGTCTTTACAAAGATTCATACTTGTAGCGAGACGTGGTATAATATATACAATAATTTAAATTATATTTCATAATGGCTAAAAAACCCTCTAAGAAGATTCTGGCAATTCAAGAAGATGCATGGAGTAAGGCAATCTCAATAGTTCAACAGGAAAGAACTCTATATGAAGATGCATTATGCTATGTAACGGATAAAGTTGCATTCAGAATGAGGTATATGATTAGAATCTTTAGAAAGAACTATTGGGGGGTGTTTGATAATCCTAATGATACGTACGGACGTGAAAAAATATGGATGCACCTTGCAATGAGTATTGTTGAAGACATATTAAAGAATGTGGATATTGATCAGAAGGACGTAGGTTTTAGAGCAAAGGGGCCAGGAGGAATACCACTAACAGATATTACTCGTGCAGCAGTTAAAGAATCTCTAAAGAACATGTACTTTGGAGAAACTCTTGATACAGATGAACGTCAATGTTTAATTGATGGAACTGTAGTATGGAAAACATGGACACATAAAGGGAAAGTTAAGCGTAAGACTGTGGATCTACTTAATTTTTATATTGACCCAACGGAAGAGAATATACAATCAGCCTATCGTGTTACTGAACGTTGTCTTCAAACACCAGATGAGATACGTGGAATGACAGGGTGGTTTAATACCGATGAGGATTTATCAGGTTCTACAAATCTATCTAAAAATGATGGCGCAGAAGGTATGAATCGTGGAACGGGGTCTACTGGTTCTTTTAGAGACGTATGGGAGACATGGGGAAAAATTCCACGATGGCTCACAACACTAGATCAGAAAGCAGATAATGCTAATGAAGAAATAGACGGACATATTATTATATCTGGATTAGACTCAGGTAAGGTTTTTTGTCATTTAATAGAAGAGAATAAGAATACTGATAAAGAACGAAATATAATAAAACCATATGAAGAATGGAGACCTGCAAAAATAACTGGACGTTGGTATGGTATTGGGCCAGTGGAGCGTATTCTTGCACTACAGGAATATTTAAATACAACAGTTAATATCAGACGTACTCGTTCTTTTATATCACAACTTGGACTATTCAAAATAAAGAAAGGAGTAGGTATAACACCTCAAAGTATCTCTAAACTACCTGTTAATGGGGCTATAGCGGTCTCTAACATGGATGACATTCAGCAAATGGCTATCCAAGAGGTTGGCCCAACATCATATAAGGATGAGGATGTAATCGTTGGTTGGGCACAAAAAGTAACATCTGCATTTCCTGTAACTTCTGGAGAGTTATTGCCAGCAAGTACAACTGCAACTGCAGTAGCAGTGGCTAATACTAATGCTAAAAGTGCGTATGCTCTCTTTAAAGAAAGTACAGGCTCATTTATTGAACGTTGGCTTGATAGACACGCACTTAAACATATTATTGCTCAGTATAGTGTCGGAGATATTCTCAAGATAACTGATGATGACCAAGAATTTAATAAACTTGTGGAACGCATAGCTACATTAAATGTATATAATGCACTTGATGGAGTTAAACAAGCACCAACCGAAGAAATGGTTACAAATGCCATTATCACTGAGACCAATCGATTGAAGTCTCAACCCCAAGTATTTCTTAAATTGACACAAGAGATGATTGCTAAGGAAGTTGATACATATGTTCAAGTAACTAATGAAGATCTTGATACTTCTGTTACCGTCCAAAATCTAATGCAAATGATTAGCCTTGCTCCAGAGTACAAGGAGTCAACAGTTGCTCAAATATTTGATTTACTTGGTTTACCGCAACCTAAAGTAGGTAGACAAGTAAATAAACCTCAACCTAGTCCTGAACAGCCGTCACCAATAGGAGCTAACCAGCAACAGATAATGACTGATGCCATTGTCCCTCAAGCAGCATAATGGTATAATATATGACAGATATTTTAGATAAAGATTCAATTAGGATTCAAAATGAGGCAAAATCAATAATAGACATTATAGAGTCTCCTGCATGGAGTTCTATGAAACAAACTTTGCTTGATAAAATAATTGATTTACAGGATATAAATAATGTTGATGTGAGTTCGATAGAATCAATTGCTATTGACCTCAAAGCCAGAAAACTTGCAGCCACCATTTTATTTAATTGGATGCAAGAAGTAGAAGGGGCAAAGAGTCAACAAGAATTTAATACAGTTGATAAACCATATATTGTGAGATCATAATGAGTGTCCGCCGTAGCTTCGGGCGGGGACTTATATCCCCACATTATTAGTTAGTACATTTACAAATGAATGAAGAACAAAACAATCTCTCAGATACACAAGCTGATGGCACTCAATTGATGCCAGCAGCCGTAGATGAGAATGTTATCGAAGTGCCAATTGACAATAACGAAGGTCAAACGGCTTTAAAAGAAGAAGGAACTTTAACCCTTACTGAGTTAAATTCATTACTTGGAAAGAACTTCAAAGACAAAGCTACTGCACTTAAATCTATAAAAGAGACACAATCTTTTGTAGGTGTAAGAAAACAGGAGATTGCCAAAGAAGTCTTAAAAGACAATGAAAATATAGCCAAAGAACTTAGAGAGCTTAAAACAAACCTTTTCTTTAAAGAAAACCCACAGTATAAGGAATATCGACCTCTTATAGAGAAACTCGGTGGAAATCCAGAAACTGTAGTTACCTCGTCTGACTTTAAAACTGTTTTTGAAAAGGCAGCACGTTTCGATGAGACTCAGAGTTTGAAAACTGTACTTGAAACAAATTCAAGAACAGCTCAAATACGAGATAAGTTTAAGGATGCAGACACTTTACGAGCCCAAGGCCGTAAAGAGGAAGCAGGTGAGTTACTTGTTAACGAACTACTTAAAACTCTCTAAAAAACTGTTCATAAATAACATTATTTATGGCATTAGCAAACACAGTCCTAACCTATGGGGATACCTCAAGGAAGGATGACGTTGTTTTAAACACTATTGAGTACCTCACAGCAGAAGAAAACACTGCTATGAATCTCCTAGGTAAAACAACAGCAATCGACACCGTTCACAGTTTCCTAGTTGACTCACTACGAACTCCTGCGACAGCAGCAGTGGCTATGGGTACCGACTTTACTATCCTTGCTAGCACAGTCCCAACACGACTTACTAACATTGTAGAAGAAGTTGCTATCCCATTCCGAGTATCACGTCCACAGGAAAAAGCTCAGCACTATTGGGGAACTAACGAGACAGCACGACAGTTGAACAAAGCCCTCAAAGATTGGGGAAATAGCTTTGAGTTCGACTTGGTACGTTCTACTCTCGTTTCAGGACTCTCAGGTACTACAGCTAAAATGAATGGAATCATCGGTGCTATCAGCAAATCAACAAACACAACCGCACACACTTCAGGAACAGTATTCTCAGCAACCATCCTTGATGGACTTATGCAGGATAACTGGACTAACTCAAACGGAGATGTAGCTACAGAGCTATTCGTTGGAGGAGTTATGCGACGTGTTGTTGACGGGTTCGTTCAAAAATCAAACGTAGTTGTTAATGCTCCAACAGCTATTACCAACATCGTAAAAACTGTTTCTACTTATGAAACTGCTTATGGAACACTTTCTGTATATAAACATCGATATATCCAGGTTACTGGAACAGATGCTACAGGACGTGCTCTAGGTATTCGTAAGGAAAAATTGAAGGTAGCGTATCTTGATATGCCTTTCGTAAAAGATTTGGCTGAATCAGGTGCATACTCTGCGAAAGCAGTCTACGGTTCAGGAACTCTTGAAGTTCGTAACCAAGATTCAAACTTCTTCGCGTCAGGATTCCTCTTGTCTGCTTAGTAGTTAGTTTGTCGCTTGGAGGGACTTGCAAATCAATCTCTCCAAGTAATTTGCCGATAAACTTGTAGTTAAATTAAAAAATGAATAAAACAATTAAAACAGGGCATGAAGCCAGAACGTTGATAAAGCGTGGTTTAGACTTGGTTGCAGATTGTGTAAAGGTAACACTGGGGCCTACAGGTAGAAACGCTATTCTAGGTAGACATGACAATACGCCTATTATTACAAATGACGGTATTGCTATTGCTAGAGAAGTTAAATGTGATAATGAAATAGAAGAATTAGGTGCAATGATTGCTAAAGAAGCTGCTGCACTTACTGATACAAAAGTTGGAGACGGTACGACTACTACGACGGTAATACTTCAAAAGATTGTAAACACAGCTTTTAACTTGATAGATGATAACAACTCTCTAATTAAAGGAAAGAAGAACTCTATTGCATTAAAGAAAGAAATAACAGAGCTTGGCGAATTAGCTATTAAAAAACTAGAAGAACGGACAAAGAAAATCACAAAGAAAGATATATACGATGTAGCTCTTGTATCAGGTGAGTTTACTGCTATAGCAGAAGCACTAAACGAAATATATTCAGAAATAGGTACTAATGGATATGTCGAAGTTGAACAAGGAGGTAAAGAGATTAAATATTCACTATATAAAGGACTTGAATTAAATGTAAAGTTATATTCTGACTACTTTATAAATGACAAGAAGAGCTATTCTGGTAAAAATCCTGCTATTCTAGTTACAAATGGGAAGATAGATAATCCTCTATCGTTGCAATTCTTGATTGAAAAATTATATGCAGAACAAAGAGACCTTATAATCATTGCTCCAGAGTTTACTGAGTATAGCTTGAAGATGTTTACTGCTACAAAGATTAAGGAGAACTTTAATATTCTTGCTGTGCAATTGCCGTCTTTTGGAGATAATCGATTCCTTAAAGATATTGCACTCGTAACAGAAGCAACGTTTATTGACGCAAAGAATAAAACAGAAGAAGAAATAACTGCTCTGTACACTATGGAGTCTATTGGTAGAGCTGAAAAGGTTGTCATAGGTAGCACAACTATCATTTATGGTGGAAATGGAGATGTAACTGCTAGAGTTAAAGAAATTAAGCAAGAAATAGAAGACTGTAGTTCAGAATTTGATAAACTTGAGTTAAAACGTCGATTGTCTAACCTATCAGGGGGGTTTGCTGTGCTGACAATTGGTGCACCTTCTGAAACAGAACGCACATACCTTAAACTAAAAGCTGATGATGCAGTGAATGCAGTCAAGAATGCTCTTGCATATGGAGTAGTACGAGGTGGAGGTGTTGAGCTTAAAGAAATAGCCAAGGAAATGAAAGATACGCTACTCTATGAAGCCCTCTGTGCGCCTCATGAACAGATACAAGAGAACTCAGGTGGCATATCTATCGGAAAGCATGTTTATGACCCCGTAATGACCCTTATAGAGGCTATTAGGAGTGCTTGTTCGCTCGCTGGTACATTATTAACTACAGAAGTGGCTATAGCATCTAAAAAAGATGATAACAAAACAGACACAAAAGAAGATTAAAGACACTGTTCAAGAGTATATTGAATTATTTCCACAAGAGTATAGTCAATTAGTCTATGTAATTGAAGAACAGAGGAAAAATATGAAGAATGATATGGCTGAGATTAAATCTACGCATGCACTAAAACGAGGGCTATATACAGTAAGTGAAACCCTTACTAATATGCTTATTAAAAAGTTAGAAGGCTCTGAACTAAATGAAATGTCTGAGAAAGATTCAGCTCGTTGGTTTGCTAAAGAGTTCCCACAGTTTTCACTAACAAAAGTATAATGAATAAATATAAACACAAATTAGCCCTTGCAATGATTGTAAAGGGAGACGATAACGAAGCAGAACTACTTGATCGATGTTTGAGTTCTCTAGGAAATTATGTAGACGCTATTTATGTCACCTCTACACACAAGAAAGGGGAAGAAGCTAACAAATCTGTGGATAAAGTGTGTACAAAGCATAAAGCAAATATCTCATACTTTGAGTGGTGTAATGACTTTGCTAAAGCAAGAAACTATAACTTTTCTCAAGTTCCAAAGGAATACGATTACATTCTGTGGGTAGATTCTGATGATATTATGGATGGATTAGATAAGCTAAGAGACACTATTGATGGTCATTTGACTACAGACGCATTTGCTTTTTGGTATTTGTATGACTTTGATGAATATAGACAGCCAACTATCGTACACAAGAAGACACAAATTGTCCGTAATGATGGATGTGTTGAATGGGCTGGAGCGTTACATGAAGACTTTAAAGAGAATAGAAGCATACAGATGATGTTTGTAGAAGGTATCCGTCGTATCCACCTAACTACTGAAAAGCGTATAGAGATTGCTCGAAAACGTAACGTCGAGGTATCTCTTGGAGATGCTGAACTAAATTCAGAAGACCCTCGTGTATATTGGAACCTTGCGAACTCATACCTTGGTGATAACCGTAATGAAGAAGGTAGAGAGACATTTATTAAGTTTATTTCACTAACTAATTCAGAAGAAGAGAAGTATCTTGCACGATGTCGTCTTGGAACAGTTGAACACCAATTAAGTCATAGAGATGCAGCGATAGAGAACTTGGAGAAGGCTATCGGCATGAAGCCACACTATCCAGACGCGTATTTCCAACTAGGATATATTTATGCTGAATATCATAACTGGGATAAAGCAGAGTACTACTTACTCATGGGGCTTAAAATGAAACCACCATATCATACAATGATTGTGTATAATCCTCGTGACTATGATTACAATCCAATGATGTTACTCTCAAAGGTATATTTTCAAAAGAACCGACCAGACTTGGCTCTACCTTTTCTTAAAGGATGTCTACAAATCTATCCAGAAAATATTTACATTAAGCAAATGATTGATGAGATGCAGAAAGAGTCCGATCGTTTATTAGAAGTCGTGACTGTAATTAAAGAACTATCAGAAGAAACAGACGAAGCGAAAGTTATTGCAAGGATAGATTCTCTATCAGAAGATTTAAGGTCACACCCTGGCCTTTGTGCTATTAGAAATAAGATAATGGTTAAGAAGGAATCAACAGGCAAAGATATTGCGTACTACTGTGGGATGACGACACATGAGTGGAACCCTAAGCTTTTTAGAGAAAAAGGATTTGGAGGTTCAGAAGAGTCAGTAATTAACCTATCACAAGAATTTGCTAAACAAGGGTATAACGTTACTGTGTACAGTAACTGTGGTCACCAAAAGATTGTAGATAATGGCGTAACCTACCGTCCTTACTGGGAATTTAACCCTAGAGATAAGTGGGATAAAGTTATTCTATGGAGAAGTCCGAAAGCGGTTGACGCTGAAATGAATACACCAGAAATATATATTGATTTACACGATGTAATTCCACAAGGAGAGTTTACACCTAAGAGACTTGATAAGATAACTAAAGTATTTGTAAAATCAAATGCTCACAGAGTACTGTTTCCTAATATACCTGACGAAAAAATTGCTATTGTGTCGAATGGATACGATGCAGGTCTGTTTGACCAGAAAATTGAAAAGAATCAGTATCTTATGGTAAATACTTCATCATCCGACCGTTCAATGGATATTCTTGTAAAACTCTTTAGAAGGGTTAAGGAACAAGTACCACAAGCTCGACTCAAATGGGCATATGGGTGGAATACATTTAATGACGCTCATGCTTTAAACAAAGACATGATCGCTTGGAGGGATAATCTTATAAAAGAAATGGAAGAAGCTGGAGTAGAGTCTTTAGGTAAACTTTCACAGAAAGAATGTGCAAAGTTGTATCTTGAGGGTAATATATTCGCTTACCCTACAGGATTCTACGAGATAGATTGTATTAGTGCTCGTAAGGCTCAAGCAGCTGGATGTTACCCAGTAACTACAGACTTTGCAGCTCTTGATGAAACAGTACAGTTTGGTACAAAAATACACACTAGTCTAAACAAAGATAATTGGGCTAAATCATTTCAGTTCTCTTTTGGAATTAAAGATGAAAAAGAACAAGATGCTTGGGTTGAGGCTTGTGTGAAAAAATTAAAAGAACCAATTGAAGATCGAACAAACATGATGAATTATGTTAAAGAATTTACTTGGGATAAGATAGCTTTAAAATGGATAAACGTCATACAATAGTTTTCTTTTGGCAAGGTATCTCAGGTAGATATGGTATCTGGAAAGATGGTCTATGGGCTGCAATGAAACTTATTGAAAAGGAACATAACGTTCTTTATTGTGAACCTCAAGACCCAATACCAGAAGACGCAATAGTTCTTTATTGGGAAGCTCCTGTGACAATTATGGGCAAAGATAGTGAAAATTACAAAAGAGTATTATCACTACCAAATAAGAAAGCTTTATTGTTTGCTGGAGGGCCTTTAAAAAAAGAATGGGTATCTAGTTTTGATCATATATTCGTAGAGAGCCAGTTAAACGTAAAAGAATGTCAAGAATTAGGAATTTCTCACTCTGTTGCTTTTGGTATTAACGAAGAAATTATGTACCCACAGATATTAGAAAAGTGGTATGACGGGATTCATCATGGTACTTGTGCTTCTTGGAAAAGACAATGGTTAGTTGGAGAAGCTTTGGGGGAAAATGGAGTAGTGGTTGGAAGGTACCAGGAATCTGACAGGTACCCTTTTGATCGTTGTAAAGAATTACACACAGAAGTTTTGGGAGAAAAGACTCCACAAGAAATATGCGAATTGCTCAATCGTTCATATGTATGTGTACAGACATCAGATTATTGGGGTGGAGGCCAACGTTGTACTTTAGAAGCTATGTCATGTGGTATCCCTGTTGTATGTATGACTGATTCCCCAAAGAATAGAGAGTACATTGAAGAAAGTGGTATCGGAATGATAGTTGAACCTGATGCTTTTTCTATTAAAAAGGCTGTGGAGTATTTAAAAGCCAATCCAATAGATATCCAAAAGAGTAGAGACTATATCATGAGTAAGTGGACTGCTAGACACTATGCAGATAGTCTATTATTATTTATAAATAACACAAAATAAATGAACAAGTTTAATTTTAGAATGGTGGAAGACGATCTATCTCTTGCTAGAGAAGAAGGAGAACTATTATACGGGATTGTGAGAGCAATTAAACCTAAAGTCTGTTTAGAAATAGGTACTCATAAAGGAGTTTCTACAAGCTACATTGTTGAGGCGTTAAAAGATAATGGTAAAGGACACTTGTGGACAACCGATCCTTTTGAATATGGAGCAAAAGACTTTATTTTAGCCGAGGATAGACAATATGTAGATTTTCTTAATTTTATGGGAAAAGATGTAAAGATTGATGAGAAGATTGATTTTGCATATATTGATGGTCTGCACACAATTGACGATGTTTTACCAGAAATTAAAAACCTGTTACCTCAATTAGCGGAGAATGCTGTTGTTGTATTTCATGATGCTCAAAATGAACCTTTAAATTTAAAAGAAGGAGTAAACGCTGCGATTAAGAAAATGAAGCTACAAACAATTTGGTTACCAACAAAATATTGCCTACAGGTTTATCAACATAATAAAGTTATATAATGAAACTTCTACTATGTGCTAACAAGCGTCAAAAGGAAGGATATAAGCATCATGATGTTCTCCCTTTAGAAGGAATTGATTATGTTTGTGATTTATATGACATTCCTAAAACTATTGAAAATGAAACATGTGAAGAATTAGAATTTACCCATGCACTAGAACATTTCCCAACAAAAGAGACACAGAAAGTATTAGGAATACTCAAAGATCTTTTGAAGACAAATGGACAACTATATATTGAGGTACCTAACTTTCTGTGGCATGCAAAGCTTGCCTTAGCAGAAAATAGAGAAAGAGATGCGATTTACTACTGCTTTGGAGGTCAATTGGATCAATGGGATTTTCACAAGACTGGATTTACTCCTAAAATCCTACAAGAGGAATTAGAATTTGCAGGATTTAGAGAAATTAAAATTCAAGACGGTTCTTCTATATCAGCTTGGTGTGTTAAATAACATGAAGATTTCGATAATAACTCCTTCCATACGTCCAGCAGGATTAGAAATAACTAAAAAATGTTTAGGGGAGCAGACTTTCCATAGAGAAAGTTTTGAATGGTTAGTAGATATAAATTACACAAATGAGCATGATTTAAATCAAGCCTTTAATCGTCTTTTAAAGCGTTCTAAGGGTGAATTGATAGTTATACTGCAAGACTACATAAAGATTCAACCTGACGCATTACAGAGGCTTTGGGAGGCATATGAGAAGGATAAGAGAACATTTTATACTTGCCCAGTCGGTAAAGTTAGTAACTTAGATTATTCTGGAGAACCTAAATGGGACTGGAGAACTACAAGAAATGAACCTTTAGACTTTACTTTATGGGAGGCTGATTTTGCTTGTGCTCCTAAAGAAGCTTTATTTAAAATAGGTGGTTTTGACGAAGAGTTAGATAAATACTGGAGTTGTGACAATATAAACGTTGGTTGTAGAGCAGATATTGCAGGGTATAAATTCGGTCTACTTAAAGATATACGAGGAGTTGCATACGATCATGATGCCTTTATTGCCCATCCATTCAGGAGTAAATATCATCCTTCATTTAATAATGATCGAATGTTAGCTTTTCGTGCGGGTATTAAAATAGATTATTTGACATAGCAATGGTATAATATATACAACGTCCCCTGACAACAGATAGTATTTGCCGAAGCAACAAATATTATCTATCGTAAGGGGAGGTAATTCTATCAAAAAATGACTCTATCGGATATAAATACAAAAATAACTGAGCTTACTGGACAATCAACAGTTGCTTATCCTAATGCAAATCGTCTAATAAACATTAACATTTGGGGGCAAAAAGTGGTGAGTATGATTCTTGATTCTCAAGACGAGAGTGATTTTGATGACCAACGTAGAACAGATTATCCTATTTTAACGACACCACTTACTACAAATCGAGATTACACTATTCCAGTTTCTGAAAAAGTATTAAAAATCAAAGATGTAAGTATCTCATATGATGGTACTAACGTATACCGTGCATCTCCTTTTGATGTAAGTGCAAGTGAGTTTCCAGTTATACCATCTACAAGTACAACAGCTAATAGTTTAGTGGATAGCTATTTTAGTAAAACATCTCCATCGTATGATATAAAATATAACTCTGTGTTTATTTACCCAGTTGCGAGTTCTTCCGACGTTGCTAATAATGGATTTATTATCTTTGAATGGTTTAGAGAGTTTCAAGAATTCACTCTTGCAGAACTAACGACAGGTACAGAAGTTCCAGGATTCGATTCTACATTTCATGCAATTCTAGCTTACGGAGCAGCTTATGAATGGGCTTTTGCTAAAAGTTTACCAGCCGCACCAAAAATCCTTCAAGGATTACAAGAATGGGAGAACAGGCTACGTAAACAGTACTCCTCTAAACAACTAGACCGTACTTATGTACTTAGTTCTAGCCAGGATAATGAAAATTATAAATAATGGCTACCTATACTAATCAAAGTAAAAACTCTGCTGGGTATACTAATCAAAGCAAGAATACGGCTTCTTATACCAATCAGGCGATACATGCAGCTTCTTACACAAATCAAGGTAAGAATACGGCTTCTTATACCAATCAAAGTGGAGCAGGTCGTCCATGGCAATATAATCAGTCTGGTATTACTTATAATGGCCCAACAGATACAAACACAGGGCAGACTTTATATTATGATTTAGAAGGAATTGGTGCTGTCTTTACTAATCAAGCAAAACATTAGTTATGGCAATCACGTATCCGACAGCTTTAGATTCTTTAACAAACCCGACATCTACAAGTGCGGTTACTTCTCCGAGTCATGCTCAACAACATTCTGATGCAAATGATGCTATAGAAGCCCTTGAGGTTAAAGTTGGGATAACTAGTTCAGCTGATTCAGCAAGTATTGACTATAAGTTATCTGGTGTAAGTGGTGGAGATAAAGCTGTATCTAAAACTGGTACAGAAACACTGACAAATAAAACACTGACAACACCTACGATTGCATCGTTTACAAATGCTACACATACACATCAGGATAATACAGGGGGTGGGCAATTAAATGCGACATCCGTATTCTCTGCTGGTACTGTCCCCACAGCTCGTTTAGGTTCTGGAAGTGCGTCTTCTGCAACATTCCTTAGAGGAGATCAAACTTGGCAGGCAATTGCTGCTGCTTCTGCTCCAATAGTAAATGTATATACAGCAGGTGCTACATGGACAAAACCTGCTAACTTAGTATATGTAGTAGTTGAAGTACAAGCAGGAGGTGGAGGTTCTGGTTCTTCTGGAGCTTCTGCTGGTAACTCTAGTGGTGGCGGTGGAGGAGGAGGTTATGCAAAACGTCTAATCCCAACAGCTTTACTTGGAGCAACAGAGACAGTTACTGTGGGAAGTGGAGGAGGGGGAGGTTCATCTGGTAATGGAAGTACTGGAGGAAATTCTAGTTTCGGTACTTTAGTTACCACAACTGGAGGTGTACATAGTACTAGGGGGGGATCTGGTGGTGCTGGGGGCACAGGTTCAAGTGGTGATATAAATATTTCAGGACAAGTAGGAGGAAATTTTAGAACAGCAGCTTCCAATTCTCAAGGAGGAGATGGAGGGGATAGTCAACTTGGGAAAGGTGGAAGAGGAAGTGTTGGAGCTTCTGGAGTCGGAGGAGTTTCTTATGGAGGAGGTGGTGGAGGTTCTGGTCAAGGTGGTTCTGAAAATGATGGCTCATCTGGGGCAAATGGTGTTGTTATCGTAACTGAATATTATATATAATGACTAATCAAGAATTACAAAAGCAGGTAGAAGATTTGCAAGCTAGACTTAGTCTACTTGAGGCATTTGTTATAAACAAAAAAGAACAACAAATATCGTTACCTATAGATTTAGCTAGTAAACAATTATTATTTGATGTAGCTCAGATAAAAGCAATTGGGACTGGTACAGCTACGACTCAGAGTATTTTCCTAACAGGAAATCCACAGACGATAACCACACCAGCACAACCAACAGGAACAGTGAAAGTACTAATTGAGGGTGTCCTTTATGAGCTTTTATATAAATAAATGATTCCACTTCCTAGTAGACAATCAAAAACATGGACACAAACAAATACAGGTGAAGTGTTTGGATCTATTTATTCTTCAAAAAATATTGATTTAAATAAGGATAGTTATGCACAACTCTCATTGAGAGCGTCTGCACTAGTATACGGAGTATCAAACTTTACTGACGTACTATCCATAAACTATTTTAATACTACAAATTCTGGGTATTATATCCTTACAGGAGATAATAGCGGTAGACCTTTTAGATTAGACTTATCTGTTGGAACTCCTTATGATTTAACGGCTGATACAAATGGAAGTGGTATTGGAGGTAGTAGAAAATATGATGCAACTATTTGGCAAAATCGTTGGTATGTAAGTGGTGATACAACTTTTGCGTATCATAACGGAAATACAACTTGGACAACTGGTTTAGGTTCATTAACATCAGGTAACTTTCATCCATTGTGTGTATTCGAGAGTTTAACGTATCTGGCTATAGGAGATGGAAATACTGTAAAACTTTATGATAGTTCTCATTCACTAGTTACTACATTAACAATACCTACAACCTTTGAAGTTAAATGGATAAAGTATCTAAATAATAATATATATATTGGTACAAAGAATCTATATGGGGGAGATGCCAATATGTTTGTATGGAATGGCTCTGGTACAGCGGCACAAGGAGGGTACCCAATCAAAGGAGAAAGTATGTTTTCAGGTGAAGTCTACCAAAGTAGTATCATTACATTTACATCAAGAGGAAATCTTTTAAGATTTAGTGGAGGTGGTTGGACTAAATTGGCTTCTCTGCCAGTTGATGTAACAGATAAATCATGGACTTCTTCAAATTCTGGTTATTCCGTAGGAAAAGTATCTCCTAGGGGTATGGCAGTAGATGAAGATATTATTTATATAAATATTGATGGTTCACTTGCTGATGATACATTTTTAATAAATCAACCTTCTGGAATATGGGTTTATGACCCTAAAAATGGTCTGTACCATAGATCTGCATATTCAAATAATAAAGTAGAACTAAGAACTATAACAGGATTGAATACAAGTACCGATACATTTACTGCAAATTCAAGTTTTACTGCTGTCACTGGGACACAAATATTTTATAAAGGGTCTGTAGCTACAACAGGACTTTACCTAAATAGATTTTATTTCCTTATTAGAGTTAGTGGAACGACATTTAAATTGGCAACAACTTATGATAATGCTATCGCAGGAACAGCAATAGATGTGACGTCAGCTGGTACCGCAGAATCTATTTATTTCCATGACGATACTGACTTCGGTGTAACAAATCCTACGTCTATTAAAGCTGGAGCAATTTGTATTATTTCGGACTCTGATTTATATTCACAAACATATAAACAATCAACAGGGTCTAATATCCTTTATGGTTTAGCGGGGCTACCAAATACAACATTATCAAGCACCAGTAATACACTACAAACATTAACAAGTGGTGAAAATAGAGGGTATATTATTACACCTAAAATATTTACATCTCAATTAAAAGAAGAATGGCAGAGGATATATAGTCTCTTGGGGAATATTTATGAAGGTAATGATAAAGTTATCATTAAATATCGAATCACTGATAAACAAAATTATCCAATCAATAATAGTGGATATACCTGTACATGGTCAGATAGTGATACATTCACAACAACTCAAGACTTAACTGGAGTTGCAGCTGGAGATGAAGTAGAGATAACAAATGGAGCAGCAGCGGGGTCCATTGCAAATATATCTTCACTTACATATTTATCAGGTACTTGGACAGTAAATTTGGATGCAACATTTACTGTATCAGTATCCGATAAATCATCATTTTTTATTCAAAATTGGACACAAATTGCAAGTGGTACTTACTCAGATATTGATAGCTTTTTAGAGGCTAGTATAGGAACAGAGTCAAAATGGATTCAATTTAAAATTGAATTACGAGGAGTATCTAAACCATTCATAGAAGAATTACAAATAGTTAACAATGTGAATAGGCCGTCAAATTAAATGATATAATATATACAATGAACCCAACAACAAATTATTCTAATTTTGCTTTAGGTAGTGACGCTCGAAGTAATGCTCTTCTTGAAGAGAGTAAAAAACTACTCAATACGACAAATCCTTCTGTGACAGGTCAAGCAGCGTTTAATCAGAGTACTAACGTTCCACCACCCTTAAATGTACCAAAAACAAATGTTTTTAATTCAGGCGATTTAGCACAAGGAATAACAAAAGATGATGTTCTTGCCAAAAGAACTGAAATTGAGAATCAATATAAGCAAGCTCAAGCAGATCAGGCAGCTTTAGAGAGTCAGTATTACCAAGCGGGGCAGGTTTCTCCAGAAGAAACAGCAGCAGCAAAAAGTCTTGCTAGTTTAACTACTGATGAGAGAAATAAACAAATAGCACTACAACGCTCAGTTGAAAGAGAACAGTCTAATGCAACAGGTAAGCTTGAAGGGGGTCAGAACATTGAGATACAACGTTTGAGTGCAGCTGGGAATAGAGAGTTGGCAGATATTGCATTGCAAAAGTTAGCGGCTTCAGACCAGTTAAGAGTTTTGTCAGGCCTTCGTACTTCAACTTTAGATACTATTAAAGATAAACTTGGGTTTGCTTCTAATAAGGTAGACCGTCTACTTGGTATTCAAAAAGACATAAATGTTCTCGATCGTCAAAATCAGCAGGATGCTCGAAACACTGTACTTAGTATTGTTGAACAAGCTGGGGGGCTTACATATGATCAACTTACTCCAAACGAACAAATGAAAGTAGCAGGTCTTGCTGCACAATCAGGTCTAGGTCTTTCAACAGTTAAAAGAGCTATGGAAAATGGAAAGGTTGCTTATACAGAGGCTCGTCAAAAGACTCAACGAGAGGCCTCAAACTCAATCCTTGAGTCAACTCTTAAAGAGCTTCAAATAAAAAAGGCAAGAGGTGAATTGAATACTTATGTAGCTGGTCAAAGTCCTGCGGCAGACGCTTGGATTTCAGCTATTAAAAATGGAACAGCAAAAATATCTAACGTTCCTAAAGAATTACAGACACAAGTAGTCGCAGGACTAGCTAGTCAACAAACTAATCCCGCTATATCGGAAGTATACACTCTAGCTAGTGACTTATTAAATCGAGGTACAGATTCAATCACAGGTGTTGGTCAATTCTTCCCTTCTATTACTGATCCTCTTACCATAAATAGATACGAACAATTAAAAGGATTGCTTTCTCTAGAGAGTCGTCAAAAACTAAAAGGATCGGGGGCTATCTCTGATTTCGAATCAAGGACTCTCGATAGAGCAGCATCTGCCCTTGGTAGAAACCTATCAAATGAAGACTTTAAACAAGAACTTACTCGTATTAAGGGCGTATTCGCTACAGCAAGTGGATTACCAGTTTCGGTAAAAGTTACTAAAGGTAAAGATGTAGCTGAGGGGGAACTTACTCGTGAAATGATTGATGATGCAATTAGACAAGGGTATACAGTAGAATACAAATAATATGTCATTTGATTTCAATAAATTCAAAACACAGGGGACGATAGAACCTACAGGTACTATATCACCTGTCCCAACTACTCCTGGTAAATTTGATTTTAATACATTTAAAACACAAGGATCTTCTGCTGTATTACAACCAGAACAACCTCAGACTACATTAGCTCAAAAAGCTATAAACTTGACTACGGGACCGACCTTTAAATCCTCAGAGGGAGGTTCAGAAACAATTGTCCCTAACTTATTGAAGACAGCTGGAAATATACCAAGTTCTGCTGCAACCTTAGCTCGTTCTTCAATTGCTCCAGTAAATCCATTTGATTCAACATCCTCAGTTAATATAGGAAAAAATATTGTTGAGTCTGTTAATACAGCAGGAGATATTCTAAAGGAAAGAGGATTAAAACAGGGAATAAAAGATGTCGCTATGGGATTTACAGATAATGTAAATAAAGGAATAGAAGCATGGAAAGGTATGGGAGAAAAGATATACCAGAATCTATATAAAAATGTTGTATATGGAGCAGACGAAGGAGTTACAAATGCTCAAGCATTAGACCAGGGGCTAACCTTATCTCTTAAAGAATTAGTTAACAAAATTGCAAAGATAGGAATAGAGGATCCATTGTTTATTCCAAGTATAATATACGCTCCAACCAAAATAAAAGGAACTGGAATAACTTCTGATGTAATTTCAGATATAGCTCGTCCAGTCATGAATGAGACAAAAGCGCTAACTTCTGATCTAGTTAAAGGAACTGGGGTAAATAAACTTATACCAGATGTCCTTACAAAAGATGTTGCAACCCTTCGTGCTGAAAAGATTTCTAAGGGGCTTGTAGATCAAAATAATAGGCTTAAAACAGTAGGAAATTCCTTTAATGATAATACTATCGTTAGAGTGCTTGAAGACGGTACAGATGCCCGTATAACCCCAATAGATACATTTGCCAAGTACGGTATCTCTCCTCAAGTAGAAAAAGGGACTATAAATATGGGTGATTACGACCTTGGGAGTGGGGAACTAGGTAAGATAAAGAATTACGTCGAAGAGATTGATAATCAAATAGGTGAAAAATTAGGTAGAGGTCAAGAAATAACAGGATTAAGTGGAGCTGAAGACAAGGCAGCGAATAGACGTATAGATATAGACACACTTGAGGCTAACGCAATAAAGAGAGCGAGGGCAGATGAAACCCTTAAAAGGGAAGGTCTTGTAAAATCAACTGAAGAAAAATTAAAAAAGCAGTTTGAAGATTATAGAGCTTCATACGGAGAAAACATTGATTTAAATGAGATAAATGAAATACGTAAAGTTCAAAATAGAAGATTTGATCCAGAAACAGTAGACTCTCGTAGAATTGTAGGTGATATTGCTAGAGATGTTGTGTATAACGCTACAGAAGATAAAGCTGTTAGAGAACTTCTAAGACAACAAGGAGAACTTCTTGCTGCGCGTAATTATGCTCAAAAACTTAATGGAACAAAGGTACAAGGAGGTAAATTAACTACAATGGCACTACGGACAACTGGGGCTATTATTGGATCTACGTTAGATAAATTACCTGTTGCTGGGCCAGTGATAGGAGCGTTTGGAGGAGAAGCGGTAGCGAGAGGATTACAACAGACTCAATTTAAGAGTCCTTTAACTGAAGCAAAAGCTTTACTTCAGCGGTCAAAAAGTACTGAACAAACTATTAGTGCAAATATGATTCCAAAAACTGCCATATCAAATAAGGTTACACCTTTCGCACCTAAAAGTAAAACACTCAATGCAATTATAGACTACATAAAATCTCCTAAGGTTGGAGCAAGTGTTAAATCTATAAAGGCAACTCCTGACGATATTAAAATCCTTAAAGACATTAGTGCTGCTTATAAAGAACAGGAACTAGTGAAACAGAATATGAAAAGTTCTACTGTACCTATCCCAACAGGCTTATCTTTAAAAGTGGAACAAAGTATACTTGAGCATTTCGGTTTCCCTACAAGTGGTAAAAGCTTAACAGGAATAAGTAAGAAAATAGACAAGTTTATAGAGAACTATGAGAAGGAGCTTGTAAAGCGAAAGAAATAGACTAAACGTGGTATAATATATACATAACATAATCAAAAAACATGAGTCTACTAGAAAATTTTAATGATTTAAATATAACAGGAACCGTTGGCACAGAAATAATGAACAAGCTTGGTATGTACCCAGAAGAACTTAACGACCCTGTCCTGTTCAATCGATTTCAGGATATCGTAGAACATCTGTCTGAGTATTCATCTTCAGAACGTAACAAGATTATACAGAAAGTAGGAAAAGGAGAGCAAGACAAGTTCATGGCTTTATGGCAATTTTGTGAACTAAATAATGAAATTTCTGAATTAGAGGGAGAAATAGATGATATTGATAATAGTATTGCTGCTATGAAAGAAGTTGCAGGAGATAGAAGCTTTCTTATTAAAGATAATGCAAATAAACTTGTATTAAAGAATGAATTAAAAGACCGTATCAAGGATTTAAAATCAAACTTAGATTATTTATACTAAAATGGGATACTACACTACACCTAGTAATACAACAGTCGTTCAAGGGATACCGATTGGTAGACTTAACAACTTAGAGAAAAGAATTTCTACACTTGAATCTGGAGGGTCGGGGTATCAAGTACCGACAGGAACTGTAAATGGTGTAAACAAGGTATTCGTATTCACAACTGCTCCAACTGTAGTTTCAGTTGATGGTGTATGTCGAAGAAAAACATCATCTGATAGTACAGTTAACTGGACAGGAACGACTACTATCACTTTAACAATAGCTCCTAACTTTGATATGTTTGGATTAAACTAATATGAAATATTTAAAAACATTACTTACGTCAATATCATCAGCAGCACTATTACTAGCTTTTCCTCTAGTCTCTTTTGCAGCTTATACAGCAGGATGGACAGGTACATCAACTGGAACAAACTTCATATTTCCTACTCTAATCAACGGTATTCAACAAACAGTACAAGCAAACAACTTTCTAGGCACTTCAACAACAGCAGCAAGTAACTTTACTCTACTCGGAGTAGGATCTTCTACCCCATTTGGTAAATTTGGTGTCGTAGGTACTACAACAATTAAAGGTAACCTCCTTATAACTCGAACAGGAGAAGTGCCAACTTATAATGATTCAAATCTTTCATTGATGGATATTGTAGATAACGTAAACTCATATACATTCGTAGGTCTACAGAACAAGAATAATGGAGTTTCTGCTTCTTCAGATTTTGTTTGGGGTAATGATAGAACAACTACTTCTACTTATTACGCAGATTGTGGAGTAGCTAGCTCAAATTATGCAGACCCAGTCTACACACTATTTGCCCCTAATGATGGTTACTGTTTTGTTACAGATGGTGCTCTTAACTTAGGAACAGGAACTACCACAGCTTCTAGTGTTATAAAATTCTTTACAGGAGGGTATGCGGTGGCGAATGAAAAGATGCGTATTACACAAGCTGGTAATGTGGGTATTGGTTCAACCACACCATCTAGCAAACTCGATGTCGCAGGCTTCATCAACACCGATCAATATTCAGGTTTTAAACAGGCTGGTAACACAATCCTCTACGCTTCCACTACAAACAAGTCCATTCTTGTCGGCCAAAGTGCTGGCTCGGCGCTACTTCCTGATGGTATCCAGAACACTGCAGTAGGTTATGAGGCATTAAAGATTGCTACTTCTACAGATTTTAATACGGCAATCGGTTATCAGACATTAATGTCTGATATTGAAGGGGGAACGCACAACACAGCTGTTGGTAATCAGGCGTTGAAATCAAACACAACTGGTTCCGATAACACTGCGAGCGGCTACACCCCAATGGCCGCAAACACCACCGGCGCAGAAAATGCCGCCTATGGAAGCTATACTCTTAACTCAAATACTTCAGGTGGGCGAAACGTAGCTATGGGTTATGCGGCACTCACTGTTAACACCACTGGTGGTAGTAACACAGCCCTCGGTTATCGCGCACTTAGATATGGACTTACGACAGCGGGTATTACAGCTATTGGATACCAGGCTGGTACGGGACCAACGAATATCACAGATTACAATTCCTGGAATGATTCATATATGACCTTCATTGGTTACAACGCTTCTCGTGCAAACACCGTCGCTTCTACTAGTGCTCTTACGAACTCAACCGCTATCGGTTACAACGCTACTGTCGGTGGATCAAATATGATGGCTTTGGGCGGAACTGGAGCATACGCAGTAAATGTCGGTATTGGAACAACGACTCCTTCAGGCACACTTGCAGTAGAAGGAACAGTCTTCTTAAATGGGCTTACCACTTCAACAGCAGGTAATTCAGTGTGTCAATTAACAGGAGGACAAATAGTAAACGCAGGAGGAACAACCTGTGTGACATCATCTCGAAGATTTAAAACAGATATTAAACCTATCGATATTGGATTAAAAGAAGTTCTCGCACTAAATCCTAAATCATATACCAGAAAAGAACCTACACAATCAATGCCAACAGGTAAAGAAGTTGGACTTATCGCAGAAGAAGTAGAGAAAGTAATTCCACGGATTGTTGAATATGAAGCTGATGGAGTTACTCCTCGTGGTGTAAACTATCAAGAATACACAGCAGTACTTACTAAAGCAATTCAGGAACAACAGAAACAAATCGATGCATTAAAGGCTGAAGTTAAAGCATTAAAGAAATAATATGGAAGAAACACCAATAGAACAACCAGTAGTAGATACACCAGTAGAAGAAGTACCTGTAAATACCCCACCAGAGCTCCCAATTGACCCTATAGAAGTCGTTACACTTTCAGATGAGGAAACACTCGTAGGTAAGACCTTTACCACCGTAAAGGACAATATAACAGGTTTAATCGTAGGTGTAGCGTTTGGTGCTTCTGCTACCTTCGCTATCACTCCTGATAACACACTAACCGAATCAATTACTGTTGAAGATGCTCCAAGTACCCCAAAAGAAGAACTAGTCGTACGAATTGAAACTCCTAAGCTTGATGTACAAGAATATTCTATTGCAGAAAAAGATAAGAATATCGCTCGTCTTCAAAAGAAACTAGACTATCTTGAAAGTGCTCGTGAAGCTATATTTATCAATCAGGAAGCTGATTGGGATAGACAGATGGCGCGTGTTGAATCAAATATTCAAGGAGTACGTGATACCATTGCAGCAGAAAATCGAGACAAGGATAAAGTACAACCAAAGCTCGATGAATTACCAGATAGAGAAATAAACAATTAAATGGAACCAGCAGAGATACAGCTCTTTAAAGACCACATTGAAGACTTAATATTAAAGTCACATAGTTCACTACACTCAGATTTACGAGGTGATCTTATGAGTCTAAAGAAAGATCTACAAAAAATGCAGGTAGATGTAACTGAAGCTAAAACATTTGGATTACAAGCTAAACAGTTTCTAGAAGATGCACAACCAGCTCTTCAAACATTCAATGCTATCAGAGGGACAAGTAAAGTACTGAGTGTTATCTTTGTCTCTTTAGCAGCCATTGCAGCAGGTCTTGTAGGATGGGATGAGATAGTTAAACATATAAAATGAAACCAATCATTGCTTACGCAATTGTTAACAAGAAGAAACCTATCATAAAAGTAAGTGACATTTATCCTAACCGTGATGTTGTTAAGAATGATGACGAGATGTTTGTCCAAGTCGAAGTAAAGGCAACAGGACGTAATTTTGATCCTTTTAATAAACGAAAGGACTAATCTACTCAGTATATATCATAACGGGATTTCCATCCAATTGATATTCCTTTACTCTTTTTACCTTCTGTAGGAATACATAATTCTTTTACAACTAAATCTTTATCAAGGCAGATACAGTAAAAATAATCAGGGATATTCTTATTACCTGTTTTAAACACCCAATATCCTTTCTGAGTGCCTTTAACTAGTTTACCTCTTTTGTTTTTACGTTTATCTAAAATCGATACTTTTACATCATATGTTTTACCATCTTTCAAAATATCCGATCCGTTATTGTTGAATAACAAATGTTTTCCCCCTAGTTTTTCTGCAGCGTATAATTCCCACTTTAGACCCGTTCCAGTGTCAGAAAGCCAAAAATTCTTCTTTGTTCCCCAGTATAGGTCTGGATTTCTTCTGACTTGCCAAGCTCTCTTTATACATTGTTTTGAACAATACTTAGGTCTATCTATATCTTTTACTCCTTTACAAAATAAACATTTGTCCATGTAGTTTGTGTTATACTTAATACA